AAGAGACAGAGGGCTGCACCGCAACCAAGCCACAGGGGGCGTGGAAGTAGCCGGTGCTCAATTTTCCGTCCGGCCCTGCGTTGAGGACTCCAACTCGTACCCATACTCGTGCGTTGAACGCAGTTGCATCGTACGGTGGCAAGTTGCCATTATCCGCCATAGCATCCATTTGATTCTCTGTCACATCGTTATCGGTCCCGGCGTAAGCCTTCGATCCCGACGATGTTGATGGCGAGGCGTCAGTGTCCCCGCTCTTGTCATACTCTTCGAGCACACCAAGATTTCCGCCAGACGTTGCTCCCCACGTAAAGAACCGGTTGGTTGAGCCGTCTGACAACGTAATCCGCGAAAACGCGAATTCGCCTGCCGTGTTTGCAGCACTTGCAAGTCCTGTGCTGAACGGCGCTGGCACAAGCTCTCCTCCTGCATGCCCGCTCAAGCCGGCCTGTATTCGGAAATCTTCCCAGCGAGCGATCTGTTGATCAGTCATCACCCCGCGTTCGTCTGCCGTTGCCTTGTCATACGTTGCCTTGGCGAGTTGCCAAGCTTTCTGCACATACCAGGTATCCATCAGGGCGTACACGCTGTAGGCAGATGCTACAGCTTGTGGGTTGAGATCAACCTTGACTTTGTATGTTTTACCTTGTCGGTAAAGGCGATGGTTGGCTACGCTGAGATTGCGTGCAACATCGAGGACGTAATAATCAACTTCTGTCGCAGTTGACCTCAGATTCATCGTGCGCTGCACTGGGTAGTAATCTGCTTTCAACTTCTTGAACGAAGGGTCACGTGATGGTTTGCGTTTTGACATTGCCATAAGTGGCACTCCATGCTGGTCAGTCCATCAGCATTTCGGTACCGTATTTCGCCCAAGACCCGAAAGTACGTGCCAACCTCGGATAACTCCGTGTGCCTTTTTTCGTCACCTTGCCGTCTAAAAAGTCTGAAACTTCACGGGTAAGACCTCGATTCATCTTTTTCACGTCAAGTGCCTTTGTGACATACTGCACCTTGGCGCTGTATCTCACGACTTGTGCAAGCTCGTCTTCTGTTGCTACATCGAGCGTGTAGATACGACCGAGTCCCAGCGGTGAAAGCACCCGCTTATTCGATCTCGTCGCAACTTCCAGCTTCTCTGGTTGAAGCTTCATCGTTAGATCGTCATTCCATTCGTTCATCTTTGTGCTCGATTTCAATGGAACCGACCAGTCGTCTTCGAATCCGAACATTACACTGTGCAAATGACAGTTCCATGTCCCACTCGTGTTAGTAAACTCGATATGGTGTGAGCCGCCAGCGACCCCCCACTCTTTCATTTTCGTGTTAAGGCCTCTCATGCTATGCCAGCCTGTGTACCCCGGTAGGGTTGTACGTGTGGTCAGGTACTCGACCTGATCCTCAAGGCTTCCACGACGAATCTCCGACTCTTTACCAGGTAATGTCGTAGTGAGTATAGCAACCTTCGGTTCCCAACCCACGTCTTCAGCCCAATCCAATTCATGCTGCAGTCTTCGAGCAACTTTTGCTTGCATTCGCTTGGCTCTCACTTCTTCGCACGCTGGGCAAAGGCGCCAACGTGCACATAAGTTTCGGTCGAGCGGATCGTAGCTAATCCGTTTACATCCCGGCCTTAGCTCCGCCATCTCGATCATCTCAGTTGCCCCCCCGTCGAAATGGCGACGTTGTTGGAGTCCGAGGGGACAACTTAACCTGCACATTCCCCTCCATAAATGTCGTGTTAATTTTTAGCAGGTAGTGTAGTATAACAAGTAACAGACTTGCATTCAACTCCACCGGAACTGAAGGGGTCCCGTTTCTTGCCCAGGGCGTGACTTTCCTCGCACGTGCGTAAGCGCACGTACTGCGTCGTCCCGGCTCCCCCTTGCGCACGTGCCTTGGTTGATTCAACCACGGCACTGCGCTACGGCTCCCTGTGCGTGTGGTTAGAGAGATAGAGGTGGGGTGGATGGTCACTCAACCCACTCCTCACCACATCGATAACATCGAACATGCCAGACTGCATGATCCTCAATCCAATGAGAATCCTGCCATCTGGGCTGGTAGTCACAATTCGGACATAAGTCCGTTGGTCTGCTCGGGTTAGCCGCAGATCCCTTGACCATACTCGACCACCGGTGCCAGGAGCCCGAGCATGTGGGCAATGCCTACCATGAGGAGGTAGGACACATTGTTTTCCTTGAGGTGTTTCACAACAAGACCCCATCGAAGCGCTGCGGCTGTAGCGGAAGGCGTATCAATTCCTTCCATTTCAAACACCCATATTCATGGCTTTAACGCCCTTGTAATCACCAGCTTGCACCTCTAAGTTGAGCTGCGTGGTAATCGCTGTGGAAGAGACAGAGGGCTGCACCGCAACCAAGCCACAGGGGGCGTGGAAGTAGCCGGTGCTCAATTTTCCGTCCGGCCCTGCGTTGAGGACTCCAACTCGTACCCATACTCGTGCGTTGAACGCAG